AATTAGATAATCAACTTAACTCACAAGGCCCAATGGCATTCGGTCATGGAGACAGTACATATGATGAAAGATTTGGTATAACTGCTAAGGAAAGAGCCCCTGGAAAAAAATATGATGTAGAATATTATGAAGGTGATGACATAAGTGATGACGATTACTATGATTTTTATGATAACCTTAAACCATCAGAACAAAGAGAGTACGATAGACAAGTACAAATATATGATGGCGTTGATCCAAATAACACCATGTATGATATGATGGGAATGGGAGATAATCTTTTTGATAAATTTTCACTTTCTAGATTTGGAGTTGATGAAGCCGACTTTTACGATAACATGAGCACTGATGAACAATATGAACTACAAAGTGTTGCAGACTATATTGATGATCAAATGGATTATGGCGGCATTTATAATGCGGCTGAAGAATTAGAACAAAGAGGAATAGATCCAAAACAATTCATAGGCTCAGATGGAATGTATGATCGAATTGCTCTTGCAAAAACTTATGTAGACTCAGGAGTTAAAGATTTTATAGATAAAGGTTTTATAACAGAAGAGGATGCACAACGCTATGATGGACAGGGTTTTTATGGCAAGCAACAGTTACTAAGAAAAGGTCAGGATGCGTACTATGACTCATTAAGATCACCATCTTATAATTCATATACTAATACAAACCCTGGTAATTTAGCACCCGTCAAGACCATTGAAGTACAAATGCAAGATATTATAAATCAACAAGGTGGAATGGGTACAGGGTCAGGTAATAGTATTAATCAAAGCACAAGTGGTTACATGAAAGGCGGCAGAGTAGGCTTTAAATATGGAACTGATCGTTATGGACAATCTAAAAAAGTTAGTAGTGCTATGAATGTAGATTATAATGATCCATTTAAAAAATTAATGAGTAATGATTCAGGTAGATTTATAAAATCTACGTCAAGTTTGGCAAGGTATGCTAAAAATTTAAATGCATTAAAAAACAGTAAGCAAGCGAAAGCTGCACTAAGAAAAAGTCTTTTAGTTGAAAATGAAAAAACTAGAAAAGACGCTTTAAAAAGATTATCCTTATTAAAGAAATTATATTCTGGTGGTAAAAGTGTATAAGCCAAGTCCAAGTCATCAGAAATTTCTAGACATTCTTACAGAAAAAAACAGACCTAAGAAAACAGCTAATCTTATGGATGAGTATTTAGGTGATCAAAGAGAATACCAAAAAGCAGTAGATGATGGATTTCAAGGAACTTACGAAGAGTTTTTAAGAATTAAATCTATGAGAGAGAACGCAGCGCAAGGTGGTGTTATCGGTGAAGGAGGCATGTTTAGAGGTCAAGACATGGGAACTAGAGAAGGATTTGCTGAGGCTAAATTTAATGATCCAAGTGCTGGTATAAAAGTTGGGGATGATTTAGGAAATGGTATATCACAACAAAGAATTAAAAAAGATGGCAGTGTAGTATATAGAGTTTATAAGGGAAAAGTAAAAGGCAAACAATTAGAAAGTAGATCAATTCCTTCCTATGAAGATGCATTGGCAGAAAGAGAAAAATATGTACCTTTTAAAAAAGGTACAACACTTTCTAAAAAACAGATTAGAAATGAAAACAAATGGAAAAAAGCAAATCCAAACTTAAATTATGATGATTTATCTGACACTGTAAAATATAGTATAAGAAAAACAGGTCGTACAAACTTAGGAACTATTGGACAAGGGAAAGCAAATCTTTTTTTAACAGGTGAAGATAGTCCTTTTTATAATCCTCTATCAAAAAAAGGTGAAAAAATTGCAAAACATGTCTATGGAACGACGGACATAACTGACGATCGAAGATTACGAATAAATAGTGGTCAAACAACTATGGACACCAAACCTGTAAAATTTGAAAAAGGTAAAGATATTTCTCTTAAAATGAAAAGAGGATCAGAGGAAGTCACAGACATTGTTTTCCCTAATAAACAAGTAGAAAAAGATTTTATTAAAGCTATCAAAGCTAGAGTTTTACAACCACAAAAAGCAGTTGTTGATTTTACAAATAAAGAACTTTCTGAATTATTTGATATTAGTGAAAAACAAGCAGGGAGGGCAGCAAGATATTTAATAAATAAATTAGGTTTAAAATATAAAAAGGTTCCTACAAGCACAAGCGCTGAAATTATAAAAAAAACTAGAGATTCACTAGCAAAAACTTCTTCAGTTTTACAAGAAGATAGAATTAGAGCAGCAAAAACTCCTATTTTAAAAGAAAAAAATTTAAAAAAGAAAATAGATATTGCACATAGAGTTTCTAAAAAACAAATGGAAAGATTAGGTTTACAATTTAGTACCGATACTGTGGGAATAGACTCAAGGCTTATAAATCAGATAATAGTTAAACCAAGTGAAATAAAATTAAATAAATTATACACTAAACAATTTAATGCTTTTGAAAAACTTAAAAAAAATTCTAATTCAACTGAAGCTATTAAACAATTAGAAGATATTAATAAGCAAGTTAATGATATTGTAAAAAGCACTAGCGGTAGATTAGTTGGAATAAGTATTGATCCTAAAACTTTAGAACCTTCTTTTGTAGGTATGAAAAAAAAATATTCTTTTAGTAATGTTTTAGGAGAAAGTATGACTATGAAAGAATTAGAAATTTTACCTGAAGATGAACAACGTAAATTTTTAAACAAGCAACTTCCTAAAGCAATTGATTTAGAAATAAAAAGAGGCTTTGTTCCAAATGATTTTAAAAACATATTATCTAATAAAGAATCACAAAAATCTATTTTAGAGTACACTAAAAAAACTGCACCAGAATTATTAGGATCAATAAAAAAAGCAATCGCAAACCCAACTTCTAAAGCTTCAATGAAATTAATGAGTGCAATGCCAACTGTGGCCCTCCCTGGATTAGCAGCATATGGAGTATATAAATATGGTGAAGATATTTTAAAAGATAGCGGCTTGGTAGATAGAAAATTTGAACAAACTGCATCAGCAGGTGATGCACCCCTTGTGGAAGAAGGATTTACAACAGCAGAAAAACTTGCAGGTGCGGGAACGGCAGCAGGACTAGTTTATAAATATGGTAAACCAATTTTAAAAGTGTTAGGTGCCCCATCTTTGGCAGCTGGATTATCTATTAAAGAATTAGCAAAAGGTGAAGATGCTAATCTTGGTATAGCTGGAGCCGAGTTGCTTGCACCAGAACTTGCTAGACAAGCCGGCGTAAGGGGTTTACTAGCTAATCCTTTTCAACTAGCTGAAAAAGCTGCAAAGTTTGGAAAAATAGGAAGAGGTGTTGCATCTCTTGCAAGAATACCATCGTTGATGACGCCCGTTGGCCTTACGTTAATGGGAGTTGAAGGTGTAAGAATGGCTAAAAGAGAACAAGATAGAATTAATAAAATGAAACGTGAGGAACCGGAAAAGTATAGAGAGTATATTGATGAATTAGAATCTTATTTGGATGTTTCAGCGTAATGAATAAATATCCTAAAATACACTTATTACCCCCTAAATCGGGTCCTCAACCACAAGGCTTGAATTTAAAATATAACAATGTTAAAACAGTTCGATTGGAGAAAATAAATGGCAGAAATAGACAAAGCGCTACCAAACGTAGATGAGACTATAGAAGTAGTTCAAGATGAAATGGTTCAAGAAATATCTGAACCAGAAAATGCAGAGTTTCCTACAGAGGCGTCTGAAATAGTTGAAAACGAAGACGGATCAGTAGATATTAATTATGGTGAAGATCAAAATTTACCACCACCTGAAGATCACAACGCAAACTTAGCAGACTATTTAGATGATACTGAATCTGGTAAATTAAGCTCTGAACTAATTGAAAACTATAAAGATTATAAAACATCAAGAAAAGATTGGGAACATACATATACAACTGGACTTGATTTATTAGGATTTAAATATGAAAAAAAATCAGAACCGTTTCAAGGTGCCTCGGGCGCGACTCACCCGGTTTTGGCTGAAGCTGTTACACAGTTTCAGGCTCTCGCTTATAAAGAGTTACTCCCGGCTACTGGACCAGTAAGAACACAAATCTTAGGTATCAATACTCCGGAAAAAGTTCAACAAGCGAACCGTGTAAAAGAATTTATGAATTATCAAATCATGAATCAAATGAGGGAATATGAACCTGAGTTTGATTCTATGTTATTTCATCTTCCACTAGCTGGATCAACTTTTAAAAAAGTTTACTATGATGATTTATTAGGACGAGCTGTTTCTAAGTTTGTCCCTGCTGACGATTTAGTGGTTCCATATTCTGCTACCTCATTAGAAGATGCGGAATCTATCGTTCACGTGATTAAAATTACAGAAAATGATTTGAGAAAGCAACAGGTTATGGGTTTCTACAAAGATGTAGAAATACCTCTACCTGGTCAAGGTAAACAAAGCGAAATTGAAAAAAAAGAACATGAATTAGAAGGTGTAAAGAAAACAGGAAGAAACGAAGACTTACACACTCTTTTAGAATTCCATATTGATTTAGATTTAGATGGTTTTGAAGACGTTGGACAAGACGGTGAGCCAACAGGAATTAAATTACCTTATGTTATAACTATTGATGAAGACTCACAAGAAATACTATCTATTAGAAGAAACTACATACAAAATGATCCATTAAAAAAGAAAATAAATTACTTTGTACATTTTAAATTTTTACCAGGACTAGGTTTTTATGGTTTTGGTTTAATTCATATGATTGGTGGACTATCAAGAACAGCAACAGCTGCTTTAAGATCTCTTTTGGATGCAGGAACATTATCAAATTTACCTGCAGGATTTAAACAAAGAGGAATTAGAATTAGAGATGATGCACAGTCAATCCAACCAGGAGAATTTAGAGATGTAGATGCGCCAGGCGGAAGTATAAAAGATGCTTTTATGATGCTTCCATACAAAGAGCCTTCACAAACTCTACTACAGCTTATGGGTGTCGTTGTAAGTGCAGGACAAAGATTTGCTTCAATAGCAGACCTGCAAGTAGGAGATGGGAATCAGCAAGCCGCGGTGGGAACGACAGTCGCCTTGCTTGAAAGAGGAAGCAGAACAATGTCTGCTATCCACAAAAGAATCTACGCAGCTTTAAAAGAAGAATTTAAATTACTTTCAGGAGTTTTTAAAACATACTTACCCCAAGAATATCCTTACGACGTTGTCGGTGGTCAAAGAACCGTTAAACAAATGGACTTTGACGATAGGATAGATATATTGCCAGTTGCTGACCCAAATATTTTCTCACAATCACAGCGAATATCTTTAGCGCAAACTGAGTTACAGCTGGCAATGTCGAATCCTCAAATTCACAACACATATAATGTTTATAGAAACATGTATGAAGCGTTAGGTGTAAAAGATGTAGATTCAATATTAGTACGTCCTCAACCACCGGCTCCAAAAGACCCGGCACTAGAACATATTGATGCAATGGGACAAAAACCTTTTCAAGCTTTCCCTGGTCAAGACCATAGAGCACACATAACAGCTCACATGAACTTTATGTCTACAAACATTGCTAGAAATAATCCAATGATCATGGCAAGTTTAGAAAAAAATATTTTTGAACACATTTCATTAATGTCTCAAGAACAAGTTGAGATGGAAATGGCACAAGAAATACAACAGGTGAATCAAATACAACAACAAGCTCAACAAAATCCACAGATGGCACAAAACCCACAGATGCAACAACAGTTAAAACAGTTCTCTGATAAGTTTGAAGCAAGAAAAGCTGTGCTAATTGCTGAAATGACAGAAGAGTTTATGAAGGAAGAGAAAGAAATTACTTCTCAATTTGATAATGATCCTCTTGCTAAGCTAAAAGCTAGAGAATTAGACCTAAGAGCCGCTGAAAATCAAAGAAGAAAAGAATATGACTCTAAAAGAATTGAATTAGATCGTATGAAAGCGGTTATGAACCAACAAAACCAAGACAATAAGTTAGAACAGAACGAAGAATTAGCTGAAATGAGGGCTGAAACATCTATTGAGAAAACTTTATTGCAAAATGCACTTAAAAAAGATACATAATAATTAAAATAGGAGACTTATGATCAAAACCCAATCTAAAAAAGTAGATTTTAAAAAATTTACAAACAAAGACGGTCTTTTGAAGGGCGGAATACCTGTTGAGATGTCAAAACCAAATGAATCTCAAACTGACAGAGTACAAGGCCAAAGAAGAATGTTAAAAAACAAAAGATCAACTGTAACTTGGTACTAACATGTGGTTATCGGCGATTAAATTAGCCGTTTCTGCTGGAAGTAAGATTTACGCCAATAAGCAGAAGGCAAAAGTTGCAATGTCTGATGCACAACTGCTACATGCAGAGCGTCAAGCTCGAGGTGAGGAAGCTTACCAAGGGAAATTGCTAGAAGCGAGACAATCGGATTATAAGGACGAGGCCGTTCTTGTAATTCTCACGTTGCCCATCTTGGTGCTCGCATATGGAGTCTTTTCAGACGATGCACAGGCAATGGACAAGATAAAAGTGTTCTTCGATCATTTCCAGTCGCTCCCATCATGGTTCACAAATCTGTGGATCCTTGTAGTGGCGTCGATTTATGGTATAAAGGGAACACAAATATTTAAAAACGGAGGGAAAAAATAATGAGAACTGATTATCAACCGAAACCTAGAGTAAGACCTAGACCTGATCATGAAAAAGCAAGCGGTAAAGTTTTATCTTCTAAAGATAAAAAAATGCTAGAGCTTTCACCAAAAGGTAAGATCAAAAAAAATACTCAAACAGGTTAATACAAATGGCAAAAGCAAAAGGGCTTTATGCCAACATTCACGCAAAGCGTAAAAGAATCGCTGCGGGTAGTAAAGAAAAAATGCGAAGACCTGGAGCTAAAGGTGCGCCTACTGCTGCTAATTTTAAAAGAGCTGCTAAAACTGCTAAGAAACCGACTAAGAAGGCGTAATGGCAAACGAAAAGAAATTAACTACAGCACAAAAGTATAGTCAACTTAAAAGACAAACAGAAAAAGCTGGTATGAAAGTTAAAGAAGTTGATGGCAAAATTGTAGTTACTAGAAAAAAGAAAAAATAATGACTATCAGGAAGACCACTAAGGGTCCCGGAGCTAATTACAGACCAACTAAGTCTGGAGCTGGTATGACTGCTAAAGGTGTAAAAGCTTATAGAGCAGCAAACCCTGGATCAAAATTAAAAACTGCAGTAACAGGGAAAGTTAAGAAAGGTTCAGCGGCAGCTAAACGTAGAAAGTCATATTGTGCAAGATCACTTGGACAACTTAAACGATCTTCGGCTAAAACTAGAAACGACCCTAACTCTAGAATTAGACAAGCCAGAAGACGTTGGAAATGCTAGACAGATTTATATATAAATTTTTAGGAAAACTTGATAATGTTTTTTCATTTATCGAAACTTATGCTATTAAGTTAACTGAATGGTGTTGGAAAACAAGGGTAAGAATTTTAAAGAGGAGGAGAAAGAAATGAAAAGAGCAATACTAGAAGCACTAGAAGCAAGATATAATGCACAGATAGCTGAAGCTGATGCAACAATTAAAATATATTTAGAAAATCCTGTAGGTATTGGTGAGCATCCACAACACATAGATGAAGTGGATAAATTAATTACTAAAATTGCAGAAGCACAAGAAAAACTAAAAGAACTAAAGGTATTTAAAATATGATTGATCCAATAACAATTGTTTACAAAATTCAACGAATGTTGAAAGAAGGAATCAACCAAATTCAAGAAACTTATACGTCTGGATCGGTTGACAATATGGAAAAATACAAGTATCTACTTGGTAAAGCACATGCTTTACAAATAATACAACAGGAAATCTCTAACCTGCTAGAAGAGAAGGAGCAAAAAAATGAGCAAGGAAACGTTATCGACTTCGGAAAATCCGAAGATAAAAATGGCTCTTGAAGAAAAATATAAAGAGCAAGATAAAGAAGAAAAGTTAAAAAGAGTTGACGAAACAAATGTTGACAAAGTAATAGACAACCTACCAGAACCTTCTGGTTGGAGACTTTTAGTTTTACCTTTTACACCAAAAGAAAAAACTAAAGGTGGTTTAATATTTTCACAAGAATCTTTAGATAAAGCAAGGATCGCAACTAACTGCGGTTATGTTTTAAAAATGGGACCAGATGCATACAAGGATAAAGATAAATTCCCTGAAGGCGCTTGGTGTAAGAAAAAAGATTGGGTGATCTTTGCAAGATATGCTGGATCACGTTTACCAATAGAAGGCGGAGAAGTCCGTATTCTTAACGACGACGAAGTTTTGGGTACTGTTGCTGACCCAGAATTTATGTTGCACTACATTTAATTTCATAGGAGGAAACTATGCCAATAGACAACGAAGAACAAAAAAAAGATATTCCTATGGTAGACATTGATACATCAGGACCTGATGTAGATATTGATGTACCAGAGGAAAAAGAAGAAGTAAAAAAAGAAGAAGTAAAAGTTGAACAGGAAGAAACTGTTGAAGAAGTAAAAGAAACATCTGCAGAAGATGGAGAGAAAGATGAAGAATTAGAAAGTTATAGTAAGAAAGTCAAAAGAAGAATTGATAAGCTTACTGGAAAAATAAGAGAAGCTGAAAGACAAAAAGAAGAAGCTTTAGTTTACGCACAATCAGTAAAAGCAACTTCAGATAGTCTTAAGAAAAAATACTCTCAACTAGAAACAAGTGGCTTAAAAGATAGAGAAGAAAAAATTCAATCTAATCTTAAAGCTACTTATGCAACATTAGCAGCCGCAAGAGAAGCCGGAGATTTAGAATCTGAAGTTAATGCTCAAAAAGAAATTGCTAGACTTGGTTATGAAGAAGCAAGATTGGAAGAGCAAAAAGATAATACTTCTAAAGCTGAACTTATGGAAAGACCTGTAAATATTACACCGTCTAGAAAACCCGAACAATCTAGAAGACCTGATCCAAAAGCACAGGATTGGGCTGAAAGAAACAGCTGGTTTGGTAAAGATAGTGCAATGACTTACACTGCTTTTGATATACACAAAAAACTAGTGGATGAAGAAGATTTTGACCCTGAAAGTGATGATTATTACGAAGAGGTTGATAAAAGAATAAGACTTGAATTCCCCCACAAATTTGATAGAAGTGGGGATAGGGAATCGACTAGACCTGTACGAACGGTAGCTTCGGCTAGACGTTCTGTCAAACCTGGTCGCAAAACTGTGTCTCTCACACCTTCACAGGTCGCAATAGCGAAAAAATTAGGTGTGCCACTGGAAGAATATGCGAAACAGTTAAAAATCACGAAGGAGGTATAGCATATGAAAAATGAAGAAAACAAAAAGACCACCCGTGCAAGCCAGTCTAGATCTAAAGAAAAAAGACCTACGACATGGGCTCCCCCGTCATCTTTAGATGCACCACCTGCGCCAAAAGGTTTTAAGCATAGATGGTTACGGACAGAAGTTTTAGGGTTTGACGACACTAAAAACATGTCTGGTAAATTAAGATCAGGATATGAATTAGTTAGATCTGATGAATATCCAGATACTGTTTACCCAACTATGCAAGAAGGAAAATACGCAGGAGTGATCGGAGTAGGCGGCCTTGTGTTGGCAAGGATACCGGAAGAGATCGCACAATCTCGAACTGAGTACTTTAAAAAGCAAACTCAGGAGAGAAACGAAGCAATTGAACACGATCTTATGAGGGAACAACATCCAAGTATGCCGATCAATAGTGATCGACAAACTCGTGTAACTTTTGGTGGTTCGAAGAAACGTTAATTTTTTAACAATTCCTACCCGCTAAATTAAAATAAACCGTGCTGGAGGTCCTTCGGGACAGGCACATAAAGGAGAAACAACTATGGCTAATAGCTCAACTACAGGCTTTGGTTTAAGAATGATCGAAAGATTAGGTAATACACCTTCAATCGGCGGTCAATCTGAATACTTAGTCGAGTCAGGTTTAGGAGTAGGTCTTTATAAAGGTAACCCTGTTTCACTGCAAGATGCAGCTGGAGCAGAAGGCTTTTTACAAGATGCTAGTTTCGCAACTACAGACGACACAGGTAATGGTGGCGCTGCTTACGATAATGGGGCTGACTCATTATTAGTAGGTGCTTTCAACGGAATTTTTTACGTTGATAGCTCAACAGCAAAACCAAGATTTGTAAATTCTGTAGACGCAGGAACAATCTTTGGAACTGACTATAATACTGGAAGCAGCAATGGTACTGCATTCGTGAATGACGATCCAATTCAAGAATACATGATCAAAACGGACGCTGCATGTCCAACAAGTAACAACGGAAAAAGCTTCAACGTAACATCGTTTACAGCTACTGACAACAAAGACGGTCAATCGACTGTACTTTTAAATGTTGCCGGTGGTTCAGCTACAACTAAAATGTGGAAAGTTGTCAGAGTCGGTCAAGACCCTGAAAACAAAGACATTACAGCAGCTGGTGTAAACATGGTTGTTGTAGTTAATTCTGCAAGTAACTTGTACATTAACTAAGCTTAGGAATAGGAGATAAAATACTATGGCTATATCACGATCACAACTAGTTAAAGAACTAGAGCCAGGTCTGAATGCACTATTCGGCTTGGAATACAAAAACTACGAGAACGAACACGCTGAGATTTTCGATACTGAATCATCTGACAGAGCTTTTGAAGAAGAAGTAATGTTATCTGGTTTCGGTAATGCGCAAGTTAAAGCTGAAGGTCAAGGTGTATCATTTGATGATGCTCAAGAGACTTTCACTTCTCGTTACACACATGAAACAATCGCTTTAGCGTTTTCAATTACTGAAGAAGCAATTGAAGATAACTTGTATGACAGACTTGCGTCTAGATATACAAAAGCATTAGCTAGATCTATGGCTAATACTAAACAAGTTAAAGCGGCTAACGTCCTAAACAATGGTTTCGATGGAAACTTTGCAGGTGGTGACGGAGTATCACTTTTCGGTAACAATAATTTAGGAGCGATTGTAAATCACCCTACATTAGCCGGAACGTTCTCTAACCAATTGCAAACTCCTGCTGACCTTAACGAAACATCATTAGAGCAATCTCTAATCGATATTTCTGCTTTCACTGATGAAAGAGGTCTAAAAATCGCTGCTAGAGGAATGAAAATGATCATTCACCCTAACCAGCAGTTTACAGCAGAGAGACTAATGGAATCAAAAGGTAGAACGGGAACAGCAGATAACGATATCAATGCAATCGTATCTAGAGGAATGGTACCTCAAGGTTATGTAATTAACCATTACTTAACTGATACAGATGCTTTCTATATCAAAACTGACGTACCTAATGGTATGAAAATGTTCAATAGATCACCTATTTCCACTAAAATGGAAGGTGACTTCGATACTGGAAACGTTAGATACAAAGCAAGAGAAAGATATTCTTTTGGATTCTCAGATCCAAGAGGTATGTATGCTTCTGCAGGTAACTAATAGTTAAATTTTTGAGGGGCGTTAATCGCCCCTCATCAAATAGAAAATTCAAATGGGAATATACAAAGCTTTAAAAAAGAGAAGTGAAGATCCTAATTGGAGACCAAGAAATAAAGAAAGAATGTTACAAAGAATAGAAGAAGGTATTAAAAGAAATCAAAGTTTATTGGAAAATAATCCTAAACCTGCTAAGGTAGATTTGATAAACGAAAAAATAAGTTTTTTAACAGCTAAAAAAGAAGAAATATCAAATTACGAATAAATGAAAAAATTTAAAGTAAATATCTGGGCGTATAATCATCACGCTAAATTTACAGTAGAATCACAAGATTCCCCGACTGACCTTGAACAATCAATCCTTGACAAGCTAGGAGAAAATAGTATAGTTTGGGAAAATCTTGGCGTTAGTTATGACGACAAGATAAATAGAATAACTTATGAGGAAGTTATAAATGATACAAGACCTATACAAAGCAAAAAGGTCCTTGGAGTTGAAGTGGGAACAGGAGCATCTGGATAATAACAGATACACTCTTGAGATGGTTAGAATTGACGACAAAGTCAAGGAAATCATCACAAAGATTAAGCTAGAAGAAGCTCAAATCGCCCATAGACAGAACACAATTGAAGGTTCTACTCCTGAAGTTTCAGTAGCTACTTAAACAAAAGCTACATCGTTGGAAAAAATCCACTCCACACTACAGGATCTCTTGCACTCTACTTAAAACTGTTGTATAAAAATCACACTATATATTTTTTAAAAAAATACAGACGCATATAGTCGACGGCCTAAAGACTGTATTTATTAATTAGGAGGATAAAATTATGGCAAGAACTACATTTTCAGGACCAATCGTAGCTGGTAAAGAAGAAACAACTACATCAAAAGGTTCTGATGGAGAAATTAAATTACTTAATAAAACTAATGGAAAATTAGTTTCAATAAAAGCATCAACATCGGCAGCTGCTGACATAACTTTTACATTACCTGCTGCAGACGGTACTTCAGGTCAAGCAATCGTTACTAACGGAGCAGGAGTTTTAAGTTTTGGTGATGTTGACCCAGCTACTGCAATTGTAAATTTAACATCTGCAGCGGCGATTGATGTTGATTTTTCAACAGGAAGTAACTTTGCGGTTACATTAGATACAAATGCAACTTTTTCATTTTCTAACTTTCCAGCAGGTGCGAGTTTAGCTATCACTATTACTCAAGACGGAACAGGTGGACGTACTGGTACTTTCACAGGTGTTAAATTCCCTGGTGGATTCCCAGCACTATCATTAAACGCAAATGACATTGATGTTGTAACTGTTTATAATGATGGAACTAGTTTATTAGCAAATATTGGTAAAGATTATCAGTAATCTTAAACAATAATTAACTAATAAATTAAGGAGAATAAAATTATGTCAACAAAAAAACTACAATTTGGATTATCATCAGCAGGAAATCTTTGGACACCACAAAATGATTCAGCTGAATTAAGAGGTTGGTGGAGAGGTGATATTGCATCTACAATTATACAAAGTGGTCAAGCTGTTACTTCATGGAACAATCTTATTGATAATACTCTTTGGTCTATGCAATCAGACAATGGAGCTAATACTCCAGATACTGGCACTACCACTGTAAATGGAATAAATGTTATAGCGTTTGATAATCCGGAAAGATTAGTATGTTCAAAAGGTACGACTCCAGGAAATGATGGTAATTTTACTTTCATAGCATTACTTGATTCACCTATTGTTAATCAAGCCGATGACTCTATTTTTACAATAGAAGACAACCCTGGTAATAGAATTGGAATAGCAGCTAATGATGCAAGTAATTTCATGGGAGCAACGAAAGCACAGGGTGATCTTTCTGGTACTCAATTTGATTTTGTTGGAGGACCTTACACAGGTACTAATATTTTTGTTCTCGACATGGATTTTATAACTGGCTCAATTAGAGCTAGAGTAAATGGTACTGAAGTAGGAACAAACAGTAACTATACTAATAAATTTGGTAATAAAATACTTTGTAAATTTATGACTAATGCTGGCGGAAATAGACAATTAGCAGGTAACCTTGGAGATTTTATTATAGCTAAATTTGAATATGGTTATGAGGGTGTAGGCGACGAGCCTGGAAGTTCACCTTTTATTGAACAAACAGAAGGTTATTTAGCATGGAGATATGGTATGGAATCTAAACTAGCTTTTAATCACCCATACAGAGACGCGCCACCTAGAGATGGTGAACCAATAGCACCTTCGCTATTTGATCCACCACCAACTTCATCTAACAGTTCGGTAACTACTAATCAGGACACACCTTATACATTTAGTTCAGGTGATTTTCCTTATGCTGATTTTGCCGACCAACCTATGGCTCATGTTTCTATTGAATCACTACTTGATGGAGGTGGAACATTGAAACTAAGCGGTGTAGATGTAACTATAGGTCAAAACATAGACACAGCTGATATCTCTAATTTAGTATTCGACCCGACTCCTGGAGAGTTTGGTGCACCCTATGCTACTTTTAGGTTTACAGTAAACGATGGAAACCAAGACAGTCTTGCTTATACAATGACGGTTAATGTAAATGCTGGCGGTGGCAGTTAAAATTAATTAAAGGAGAAAAAATATGTCAGGAAGCGCAACATCAGATCAAACAACCTTAACCTTCGATACAGTCGGAGCAGATACTTTAGGTAAAACAGGTAGAGCTAGAATTACTTCTATTCAAGGAAAAGGAATAGCAAACTCTACGATAGTTTTTTACAATTCTGCAAATGCAGCAGCACCCGGAGCAGCTATAGCTACTTATAACTATGGTGATGAAGGTTTAGAAGTATATATTCCTGGTTCTGGTATTTTATTTAAAGAAGGAATTGTTTATAATTTAACTGGAGCAGGCGGAAGCGTTACTATAACTATTACGGGAGCGTAAGCTCATGGCTAATACTACTTCTGGAACAACGATCTTTGAAAAAGGTTTTTCTATAGATGATATAGTTCACGAAGCGTATGAACGAATAAATATGACTGGTGTTACCGGTCAACAATTAAGTTCTGCTCGAAGATCGTTAAACATAATGTTTCAAGAATGGGCCAACAGAGGTCTTCATTATTGGGAAATAAAAAACAATAACTTAACTTTAGTACAAGGTCAGAATTTATATACAATGTATAGATCACCTGAAGATGGTACTTCGGATGCTAACGCTATTTATGGAGTTGATGATATTTTAGAAGCTTCTTATAGAAATCAACAAGGAATAGATTTTCCATTAACTAAAATAAATAGATCAATCTATCAATCTTTTGCAGATAAATCACAACAAGGTTCACCCACACAATTTTTTGTTCAAAGATTTATTGACAGAATAACAATAACTTTATTCTTAACTCCAGGTTCGACTGAAGCAGGTAATAGTATTAACTATTATTACGCTTCAAGAATTCAAGATGCTGGAGCTTACACTAATCAAGCAGATGTACCTTACAGATTTGTACCTTGTATGGTAGCGGGACTTTCTTATTACTTAGCACTTAAATTTCAACCAGCTGCAGTTCAAAATTTAAAAATGTTATATGAAGATGAAATACAAAGAGCATTACAAAATGATGGATCTTCTTCTAGTTTATTTGTAACACCGAGAACTTATTTTCCGGAGATTTAATACATGACTAATTTATCAAAAGGCAGACACGCATTAGCAATCTCTGATCGGTCAGGAATGCAGTTTCCCTATAATGAAATGGTAAGAGAATGGAATGGAGCTTTTGTGCATATTTCAGAATATGAACCTAAACAACCTCAATTAAATCCAATACCAATCGGTGGTGACCCACAAGGTTTACAAAACGCTAGACCTGATAGAACTGAGCCACCAACTTTTGATTTATTACCTGAGAACCCTTTTGTAGCATTAAGTTCTTTAGGACTACCAACTAATGTACTAGAGTGTAATTTTCCAAACAGTGGTTATGAAACAGATGATTGGGTTAGATTTACTAATTTAACAAGTCCAATCCCTGGATCAAACATAGAATCAATACAGCTAGAAACTACTTTAGATGGAGATATAAATGATTCTACAACTACTATAAATCTAACTGATGCAACTTATTTCCCTGTAACTGGATATATTACGATAGAAAAAATAGACCCTGTAACTTTACTTTTTAAAAATGAAACTATTTCATATGCAGCTAAAGTAGGGAATCAATTAACAGGGTGCGTAAGAGGAACAGCTGCTAAATTTAGAGGTGTGACTCCACCAAATACAACAGCTGGCTCTCATAGTACTGGCGCTAGAGTGTTCGGAGCTTTCAATATAACAATGATTTCATCAACTATTCCCAATCCCGGTCAACCATCAACTATTACAGTTAATAATAGTTTTTTCTTTACTACGTTTCAAAATGTTAATACAAGGGAAAATGGAGGAGGTTTACAGTGTTCAGCTGGACCTATAGTATTTAAGGCATAATTATGAATTTTGGAGAATTAAAATCAGACATTAGAAGTTACACAGAAGTTGATAGCACAGTATTAAATGATGCTATTCTTAAAACTATTGTTAAAAATGCTGAAGCTAGAATATTTAGAGAAACAGATACAGATGACGCTCGTTTCTATGATACAATTACTTTGACTCCAGGTAATAGAGAAGTTGCTGCACCAGCTAATACAAGATTTATAAGATATATTTACATTAATGATACAAACGAAACACCAGCTGTTAGAAAAAATTTAGAACTTAGAGATACTTCTTTCATGCAAGAGTATTATAACACACCGGGTACAGCATCTGCTGCACCTAATAATATTCCAAAATACTATGCTAACAGAAATGCATCTACTATTTTTTTAGCTCCGACGCCCGATGCTGCCTACGTGTGCCACGTTGCATATGTCAAGCAACCAGACAGTATTACAGCTAGTGATGCGACTACAACTTATGTATCTACAAACTACCCAGATTTAATATTATATGCATGTTTAGCTGAAACTTACGGCTATTTAAAAGGACCAACAGATATGTTACAATTATACGAGCAATCTTATGGTAGAAGTATGGCTACATATGGTATAGAACAACAAGGTAGAAGAAGAAGAGACGAGTATATGGATGGCACAATAAGAACTGCTATTAACTCTCCGTCTCCTGGAGAATAGGATAAAATATGGCATCAAGTTATTCAAATGATATAAAATTAGAACTTATGGTTACCGGTGAAAAATCTGGTCTATGGGGTAATATTACAAACACGAATCTACAAATCTTGGAGCAAGCAGCGAGTGGATATTTAAGCTTAGCTGTAGGCGGAGCTGACGTTAATTTAGTATTAACAGATGGTGCTACTTCAAATGGTAAAAATTTATACTTTAAATTAACTGGAACATTAACAGGGAATAGAGTTGTAACTATGCCTGATTCATCAGAAAGAGTATTTGTTGTAGAAGATGCAACAGATAGATCAGCATCACATTACACTTTAACTGTTAAAACTTTTTCAGGAACTGGAGTTACTTTAGCAACAGGTGCGAAAGCTTTACTTTACTCTGACGGAACTAATGTAAATCAAGGGATGATAAACAAAGGTTATAAGTCAACAACTACTTCTTATACAGCTGTAGATGGAGATCAAATTATTTGTAACACATCAGGCGGTGTTTTAACTATCACATTACCAACAGGTCCGTCTATTGGATCAGAGGTAAGTTTAATTGATGGTGGACAAAGCTACAGCATTAATGCTTTAACTGTTGCTCCCGGAGCTGAAAATATTGCAGGTTCTCCAGGGGATATAACTGTTTCAACAGACGATGAAAATTTTACTTTAGTTTATGTAAATGCAACTGTAGGATGGACCTACAAAGATAGTATATAGGAGGTAAAAATGCCTCTTAGCAAATGGCAAATCAAACCAGGTTTCGATAAACAAAACTCTGAGGTTGGAGCGGTCGCACGTTATATAGGTGGTGACAACGTTAGATTTAGATACTCATTACCAGAAAAAGTAGGTGGTTGGAAAGCAGAAGGTGGAGAAAGTATTTCTTCTGTATCAAGAAGACTACATCCATTTAGAGGTAATGATGGTAATAAATATTTAGCTATTGGAACAGATAAGTTTTTATTAATTTACTACGAAGATAATTTTTACGATATCACACCATATAGAAGTAGTGGTTTTCCAGCTACAATTGATGAATTTAAAAACAGTACTTTCACAACTGTTTCAGGTTCTAATGTTGTAACAATCACAACAACATCTATTAATAATATATCTGCAGGAGATATAATAGAATTTGAAAATGTAACCTTACCTGCTGGTACAGGTTATACAGATTCTGATTTTGAAGATAAATTATATGAAGTAAAAACAATTGTATCAGACACAGAACTTACCGTTACACCAGTTGCAAACGCTACAGGAAATGCAGGTCCAGGTGGTTCTTGTTCTATTATTCCATTAGAAACTATTGGTAATCAAATACAAAAATTCACTTTTGGTTGGGGTACAGGAGTTTGGGGTGGATCTAATAATTGGGGTGAAGATGCAACTACGAATGGAGTTAACACTCCTCCTGGTTTATGGTCACTATCAAACTTTGGTCAAGTATTAGTTGCAACTGTTTTAAATGGTAAAACATTTACATGGAATCCCGCTGCTGGTAACCCACTCGGGCAGCGAGCGTCTATATTAACTACAGGTTTTGAAACAGATTTAAACCCAACAAATACTAGAATTACTATGGTGTCTCCAACTACAAGACACTTAATTCATATGGGTACAGAAACAACCGTTGGTGTTCCATCAACACAAGATGATATGTTTGTAAGATTTTCTTCACAAGAAGAAATAAACACATATGATATTACAGCAGGTAACTCTGCCGGTTCACAAAGAATTCAAGACGGTACAAAAATAGTAGGTGCTATTAAATCAAAAGAAGCAATTCTTATTTGGACAGATAACGCTTTATATTTAATGAGACACATAGGTAGTCCATTCGTATTTGGTTTTGAACAAGTAGGTACTAACTGTGGTTTGATTGGACAGAATGCAGTTGTAGAAGTTGATGGTGTTGCTTATTGGTTAAGTGATAAAGGATTTTTTAAATATGACGGATCAGTTAAAACTATTGATTGTTCTGTTGAAGATTATGTTTATGATGATATTGATACAACTCAAAGTCAACAAATCTATGCAGGTGTAAATAATTTATATACAGAAGTTAGATGGGACTACCCGTCTTCATCAGCTGATTATAATGATAGATATGTAATATTTAATTTTGCAGAAGGTGTTTGGTATACAGGAAATACACCGAGAACTTCTTGGGCTGATTCAAATGTATTTAGTAAACCATTTGCAACAGATTTTGACAACACTACAAATGGAGACTTTCCAGAAGTTATAGGGGAGCCTGCAGCACCAAATGGATATGGTAAAACTATTTTATACAATCACGAAGTAGGTGTGGATCAAGAAAACTTAAATGGTAGTATAACTAGAATTACATCTAATATTGAATCATTTGATTTTGATATATCAAGTCCACAAATAGGTGATGGAGAAGTCTTTTTATCTATGAGAAGATTTATACCTGATTTTAAAACTTTAGATGGAACAGTTAAAGTTACATTAACATTAAAAAGATATCCATCAGATACTGGAACAGCATCAACCTATAGTTCTTTTGATGTTACATCTACAACAGAGAAAAAAGATACAAGAGCGAGAGGTAGGTTTTTAAGTATAAAAATTGAAAATACTGGAGCAGCAGATGGTGAAAATTGGAGATATGGTACACTTAGAATTGATATACAACCGGACGGTAGAAGATAATGGCTATTACAATTAGAGTTCCTGACCCTACAAACGAATATGATGCTGGTAATCAAAGACAAATT